TTTAACCAATACAATCTTGGTGAACTTGCTAATCAAGAAACATATAACTCTTTAATTGGTGGGGCTGTTTCAATTGATGAGGCTAAGGCTCGTGTTGATAATGTGTTTGCTAGAATTGATAAAGCACCAGATGAATTGAAAACCCAGTTAAGCACTTACTTAAATGCTTATGGTGTTGGTGACCCAACTAAGCAACGTTCACAAATTGCCCTTGCTTTGATGAAGGGACCTCAAGGTATCAACGAATTAGAAACAAGTCTTCGTAAAGCAAATATTCGTACAGGTGCAGCGCTAAGTAATATCAATGTTGCTGAGGAAAACATTAGTCAACTTGAAAAACAATTAAGCACAAGTGGTTTATCAACTGAACAGATTGGTAATCTTTCAAGAGAAGCCTATGCAAATATTGCAGAGGTTCAACCAACTATAACAAAACTTTCAGAAATTTACGGTGACCAAACACCTGGTCTTTCTAAAGAACTTGAACAAGAAGCGTTCTTTGGTTTAGCATCACAACGCCGTAAGAAACTTCAAGAAAGAGAGAAAGCCACATTTGGTGGACAAGCAGGTGTTTCAACTGCTTCATTAGCGCAGCGAACAGCAGGCGCAATTTAGACCCTCAGTAGGATAGACCAGCCCCTACGAGAGTAACAAGACTGGTAGCAAGAGCCATAGTATTTTCCCCGATTTATTATGAGGCTTGCGACTAACAAAATAGAATGGGAGCGTTGCGATGAGCAACACATATCAAGAATGGGAAGATGACGATGATGACATTAATCAAAGTCAACAATCAGATAGCGATTTATTAAAGCAACTTCGTAAGGAGTTGAAAACTAAATCTAAAATGCTTTCCGAAATGGAAGGACAACTATCTTCGATTAAGACTGAACAACGTCACAACGTTATTAAATCAGTTCTTGAAAGTAAGGGCGTAAGTCCAAAGATAGCAAAATTCATTCCTCAAGATATTGAGGCTAATCCAGATACTATCGATAACTGGATTGCAGAGAATGCTGAAGTCTTTGGTTTAACAGTACAGACGCCCGATGATGTGAAGCCTGATTTGGCTACACTCAGACAAATCGATTCTGTTACTGCTAATGCCCAGTCTCCTGCTGGACTTGATGATTTATATTTGAGATTACAGAATGCAGAATCTGCAGAAGAAATCACAAATATGATTTTTCAACAAGGTGGAGAGATTTAGGCTCTAACTACTAACTAAGGAAATAAACCGAAATGCCTAACGTATATACAGCGTTATCTGGCGGTACAGCAAATACTAACGGTGGTCTTGGTGGCGGTCAATATACAAGTGCTGACAACGTAGGAACCTTTACACCATCCAATGGTGCAGGTCTCGTACAAAAAGCATACGACCGTCTAGTTGAGTTCGCACTTCGCTCTCAACCATTACTACGTTCAGTCGCTGACAAACGTCCAGCACGCCAATCAATGCCAGGTTCATCTGTAGTATTCCAAATCTACAGCGACCTATCAAAGGCAACAACTGCTCTATCAGAACAAGTTGACCCAGATTCAGTAGCAATTGGTGCACCAACTGCAGTAACTGTTGTTCTTAACGAATACGGTAACGCAGTGTTGACCACTCGCAAACTGCAATTAATGTCACTTGCTGAAGTTGACCCAGCGATTGCAAATATCGTTGCGTTCAATATGGCAGATTCCATTGACGAAATTGTTCAAACAGAACTTCGCGCTGGAACAAACGTAATCTACGCAAGCAACGCTTCAGGTACACGCGCAACAGCAACAACAAACGTTACTGGTGCACATACCTTGAAAGCAGCAGACATCCGTCTTGCAGTTGCTAAATTGCGTGCAGGTAAAGCAGTTGCTCGTAAGGGCAGCCTATACTGGTGTGCAATACACCCAGAAGTTTCACACGACTTACGTGCTGAAACAGGTTCTGCTTCTTGGAGATTGCCTCACGAATACCAATCAAATGCTGAAATTTGGGCAGGAGAAATTGGAACATTCGAAGGTGCATACTTCATCGAATCCCCACGTATGTACAACGCCACCGATGGTGGTTCAAGTGCACGCGTGTTCCGTACAATTCTTGCTGGTCAACAAGCACTTGCTGAAGCAGTTGCTGAAGAACCACACGTAGTTATCGGAAACGTTACTGACAAATTGATGCGCTTGCGCCCAATTGGTTGGTACGGTGTACTTGGCTTCAAGCGTTATCGCGAAGAAGCATTGTACAGAATTGAATCTTCATCCAGCATTAACGCTGCATAGTTAGATTCAAATCAAATTTAAAGCCCCTGGGCAACTGGGGGCTTTACTTATTAGGAGAGTAAATTGCCAACATTTTTTCCACCAACAGTAGAAGAAGGACCAGCAGGGTTTGGTTTATTCTATCGCTATAAATTGTTACGTGGGATTAGTGTATTAAAAATTGGTAATACTTATTATAAAATTAGAGTTCCTTCTACCGACCAAGTTGATTCTTCTACAGAATATTATGCTGGAGGACACGAGCACAATGTTACCGAAGCACAAAAGACTGCACTTATTAACGCTGGCATCGGCATTACTGAAAGTAACTTTGAAGGATGATAGAGAACATTCTTGTAGCAGGTGCAACTGCAAGTGCAATTGCTTCTGTGTTTTTTGTGATTGCTCCAACAGTTCGAAAGACTCGTTCTATGATGGAATGGTTGGAAAAATTTCGCCGAGATTGGGAAGGCGAGCCTGGTGGTCCAGGTAGAGACCCTGTTCCAAGTGTGATGGAAAGATTGAATAGACTTGATGGCGAATTAAGCCACAATGGTGGTTCTTCTATGAAGGATGCTATTGAAAGAATTGAGAAAGCGTTAGGGACAAAGAATGAGTTTACACAGAATTAGAAAACATCCAGAGTTTGTTGAGGGATGTTTTGGTTGCAAGGCTTCCACTGTCGATTTGAACGCTGGTGAAGCATCCACTAGACTAACAATGTCTGCAAAAAAGTGGGACAATGAACTTGCGTTATATCGTACGGCTAGGTCTCAGGGTATTCAACCTGATAGCACTAAGACCAAAGATATACGTAGGGCAATAGATGTATCAAATAAAACAGGAAGAGCATACGGAGCATAATATGATGTACGGTAAAAAAATGCCTAAAGGCAAAAAGATGATGGATATGAAGAAGATGGATTCAAAGAAAAAATCAATGGTTAAGATAAAGAAAACAGGAAAGAAGAAATAATATGTGCGCAACTTGTGGATGTAATTATCCTAATTTAGAACACGCTATGGCTAATGCTAAAGGTAATAACCCAATGGGTATGCCAATTGCACCTAAGCCATCAAGCATTGAAACAGCAGTACCAAAAAAACCTAAAGGAAAATAATAATGGCTATCAAGGTTAAGCAATCAACTATTGATGAAATTAAAAAGATGGGTATGACTAAGGCTCTTGCTGCTGCTAAGACTCGTCGTACTCCAGAATACCAAGAAGCAGTTAAGCGTATGTATGGTGCTAAGAGATTAGCAAAGGCTACTGCTGGTTCTAAAACAACAAGAGGAAGTTCAATTCCTGCTGGTGGAGTTATGGGTTCTAAGAGGTCCAAAGTTATGGCTGGCCCTTTTAAGTCAACTCTTAAGAAAACTGCTGTTAAACGTAACGCTGCTGGTAAAGTTGTTAAGAGGCAAAGTTTTGCTGATTTAACTCCTGCTCAACAGAAGGCTGTTACAGCAAAAATGAAGGCTGACCGTAGTAAAACTTCACGCACAATAGGTAAAGTTGTTGGTGCTGTTTCTGCACCGTTTGGTCCTCTTGGTGCTGCTGCTGCAGTTTATGGTACAAGAGATATTAGGAAGAAGAAAAAATAATGATGAAAGACTCACGCCTTAAAAAGGCTGGAGTCTCTGGTTATAACAAGCCAAAGCGGACTCCTAGCCATCCTACTAAGTCACACGTTGTTGTAGCAAAAGTTGGTTCACAAGTTAAGACAATCCGCTTTGGACAACAAGGTGTTACTGGGGACAGAACACCAACTAAACGTCAAGCATCTTTTAAAGCACGTCACGCAAAAAATATTGCTAAGGGTAAGATGAGCGCAGCCTATTGGGCGGATAAGGTTAAGTGGTGAAGAAACAATTTTGGGATAAAAAGAATCCTAAGAAAACTTCTAAGAAGTTAACACCTGCACAGATTAAAAGTGCTAAGGCTCGTGCTAAGGCTGCTGGAAGAAAGTATCCAAACTTAGTAGATAATGCTGCTGTAGCAAGAAAATCTAAATAAAACATATTGGGGACGATATGAAAATCGCAGTATATGCAATTGCTTTAAATGAAGAGAAACACGTTATGCAATGGTTGGAAGCAACCAAGGATGCTGATGTTAGACTGGTTGCTGATACTGGTTCTACAGACCAGACTGTTCGATTACTACAAGGGGCACCAAATGTTATTGTTCATCAAATCAGTGTTCAACCGTTTAGGTTTGATGATGCGCGTAACGCTGCTCTTGCTTTGTTACCTGCTGATGTTGATATGTGTCTTTCCCTTGATTTGGATGAGATACCGCAAGATGGATTCTTTGATGTCGTAAGACAGAACTGGACTCCTGATGTTAACCGTATTTGGGTTACTTGGGAAACAGGTTACAAATGGCAAAACAATAATCGTTTACATTCAAGACACGGTTACCGTTGGATTAAACCTTGCCACGAGGTCACAGAATATTATGGTGACTTCTTTGGTGGTGTAGAGAAAAGTATTACTTTAGATTTAACTGTTACACATAAACCTGATGACAATAAGTCCAGAGCACAGTATCTTCCTATGTTGAAGATGGCTGTTGCTGAAACACCTAATGATGCTCGTATGTGGGCTTATTTAACTAGAGAGTATTTCTTCCACGATAAGTGGAGAGAAACTATTGAATCTGCTGAGGAAACACTTAAAGCAGGTGGCTGGTATATAGAACGTGCAGCGTCTTGTAGGGCTGCTGGTGAAGCATTTGTACATCTTAAGAATAAAGAGATGGCTAGGGATTGGTTTGTTAAAGGTGTGAAAGAAGCACCTGACCAACTTGAGGCTTGGTATTCTTTGGCACAGTTTAATTATGATATTAAAAATTGGCAGGGTTGCTGGGATTCAGCAATCAAGGTTGAAAGTTTAGTCAAGGAAAAACATTATCTTGTTAATGATGATGTTTGGAATTGGAAATGTTTTGATTTATTAGCCTTATCTGGTTGGTATTTAGGTAAGAAAAAAGAAGCAATGGAATATGCGGTTAAAGCAATACAAGCAAACCCTACTGAACAAAGATTGATAGATAACTTGGAATGGATGCAAAAAGGTAATGACAACATTTAATGATATGGTTGAAGAGGTTCTTATTAACCTTGAAGGTTTTACCCTTCGCCAAGACCGTACCACATATTTGACTACTGCTATTGATAATAATGATTTAACTATTGCTTTAGCATCAGGTGACAATATTGGTAAAGGTATTGTTGAAATTGATGATGAACTTATTCACATTGATTCTGTTGACCGTTCTGACCGTTCAGCAACTATCTCACCTTTTGGTAGAGGCTATCGTGGTACTACTGCAGCAGCACACACTTTAAATACTAAAGTTACTTTTGCTCCAAGTTTTCCAAAGATTTCTGTTAAACGTGCCATTAACGATACTATCCGTGCTGTTTACCCAAATGTTTTTGGTGTTGCTTCTACAACTTTTTCTTTCAATCCTTCTGTAACAACTTACTCTTTACCTGTTGAAGCAGAAACAGTGTTGGCAGTTTCTTATGACACTATTGGACCAAGTAATGAATGGCTTCCAATTAGACGTTGGAGACACGACCCAACTTCTAACATAGGTGAGTATGCAACAGGTAATGCAATTAGCATTTATGAAGCAATCGTTCCTGGTCGTACTGTAAATGTTGTTTACACTAAAACACCTACTGCGCTATCAAGTGGTAGTGATGTGTTTACAACTGTTACAGGTTTTGAAGAATCAAGTCGTGATTTAATTGTTTATGGTGCTGCTTACCGTATGGCATCTTTCATTGACCCAGGTCGTTTAACTTTCACTTCACCTGAAGCAGACCAAAATGACCAGACTCGTCCGTTTGGTGCTGGTACAAATACTGCAAGATATTTGTTGGCTTTATATCAACAACGCTTGCAAGAAGAAACAAGTAGATTAAATGGCAAGTATCCTGTCCGCGTACACTACACAATATAAGGTAAATTAATGTCAAGAAAATATTCTAGCGTTTCACTCGAAACCGAAGTTGTTGGTTCTTTAACCACAACTGCCACAACTATTACTGTTGCTAACGCAACTAACTTACTTGGTGGTATTAACGGAGCATCCATCACATCAACTGATGACTTCATTGTTGTGCTTGACCCTGAAACATCAAGCGAAGAAATTGTTAGGGTAACTGCTGTTACTTCTAACACTTTGACTGTTGTTCGTGGTTACGATGGTTCAACAGGTAAGACACATACTTCTGGTGCCAAGGTTCGCCATATGGCTATCGGTGAAGATATGCGTAATGCTGCAGCCCACATTGAGGCTACTGCTGCTCACGGTGCTACTGGTGCTGTGGTTGGTACAACTAATACACAAACTTTAACTAATAAGACTATCAGTGCTGCAAGTAACACTATTAGTGATATTGCTAATGCTAATATTTCTTCTTCTGCTGCTATTGCTGATACTAAACTTGGAACTATTTCTACAGCGAATAAGGTTCAGAACTCTGCTACTACTGCTACTTCAAGTAACTCTGGTTCAGCAATTGTTTCTCGTGATTCTTCAGGTAATTTCTCTGCTGGTGTTATCACAGCAAATGTTACTGGTGCTTTAACAGGTAATGCTTCTACTGCTACTACTCTTGCTACTGGTAGAGATTTTCAAATTGTTGGTGATGTTGAGGCTTCAGCCCAATCATTTAACGGTTCAGGAAATGTTACCTTAACAACAAGTATTGCTACTGGTGCAATTGTTAACGCTGATGTTAACGCATCTGCTGCGATTGCTGCAACTAAGATTGCTGGTACAGCAATTACTGCTGCAGATACTGGCACTGTTACTAACACAATGCTGGCTGGTTCAATTGC